GATGGATTTCAATTACTGAACCTTACAACTATTACATCTGTAAGCGGTGGCACAGCCGGGCAAACTACGGCACAAAGAATTACCAGTTTGTTGGATGCCGGAGAGTGGCCAGGTGGTATGCGTGATATTTCAACTACTGCAACTACTACCGTACAGGCAGATGATGGGTCATCAAGATCATTGTTGTCAGCGTGCCAGGTTACAGAAGCCACAGACCTAGGGGCTTTTTGGATGGATCAAAGAGGGTATGCCAAATTTTATTCCCGCAATGACATCATAGTTGCAGAAGGTGGCACAGTAACTAAATTTAGTGATGTGCCAGGATCAGGCGATATTACTTATCAGGCAGTAGAGTTTGATATTTCAGATTACCAAATGATCAACAAAGTAACTGTAACGCCAAATGGGTTAAGTGGTCAGACCGCAAGCGATTCTGCAAGTATTGATGATTATTTTCAGCATAGCCGGGTTAGAAGTGGCATTATGCAAACTGAATTGGATGCTTTGAATCAAGCAAAAATGATCATTGCATCAAGAAAAGAACAAGGCGTTAATATTCAATTAAACTCATTAACCGTTGATGCCTATGGTTCAAATGACCCTAGCCGGGTTATAGCCGCCTTAAATTTAGATATATTTGATCCAATAGAGGTAACTCAAACCCTGCCGGCGGGTAATGTGGTTACTGATTCCGTCATAGCCGGTTTGACTTATCAAATAACACCTAAATCTTTTATGGTTACTTTTAGTTGCGCTCAGCCTTTTGCCGTAGGTTTTTTGCTAGACTCTACCATTGATGGAAAACTTGATGAAGATTCTTTGGCTTATTAGGAGATGGTAAATGGCAAAACAATCGTTTAGCGTTGGGCAGGTTTTAACAGCCGCACAAATGACAAGTCTGCAACAAACCGCAATGGGTGGTGGATCACCTTCTATTAAAACCGCAAATTATGTTTTAGTTGCCGCAGATGCCGGTACTGTGATTCAAGTAAATAGTACAAGCGCAACTACCGTTACAGTGAATACAGGTTTATTTTCTGCCGGAGATTCTGTTCAAATTCAAAACATTGGGTCAGGTACAACTACAATAACTGCCGGCACTGCAACAGTTAATAGTGCAGGTTCTTTAGCAGTTACTCAATATGATGGTGGATTTTTATATTTTAGTTCTACAAGTTCTGCATTGTGGTTTGATTACACTCAGGCGGGTACAACATCACCATTGACTACTAAAGGTGATTTATACACACGCACATCAAGTGCGGATACGCGGTTAGCAGTTGGCGCAACAAATGGACAAATTTTAACTGTTGATAGCGCAGAAGCAACAGGCTTAAAATGGGCTACCCCTGCTGGTGGTTCAGGATTGACTTTAATAAAACGCTCAAGTTTTTCAAATGTTGCTGGAACATCAACCACCTTTGATGGTGTATTTACAAGCACTTACAAAAGTTATCTAGTAAATGTAGAAACTGTTTATGGTGGCACCGCTTCAGATGATTTTCAATTACAACTCATTTATAGTGGAACAACTCAAACCGCAAATTATTACACCGCAAATTATTATGCAAATTATTCTGCAACTGCCATGTCTTTTATGGGAGAAAATAACAGTTCACAAATGCCACTTACCTCACATGTTGGGGATAGTGCAGATGGAACATCAGGTCAGTTATATTTTAATTTGGTGGGTAATTCAAGTCAAAGGGCTTTAGTAAATGGTCAATTTATGAATTCAAATGCAATAGCCCGACAAACTATGGCTGGAAATGCTTACACAGCCCGAACCTATACTGGGTTTTTATTCAAATCTGCAAGTTCAAATATAACTGGCACAGTAGCCGTTTATGGATTGGCGACAGCATAATGACAACAAAACAAGAAATAATTGAAATTATCAAAGCGGAGAATCCAACATTACAAATTGGAGATGATGATTCAGGTTATACGCAATTATCTGCCGATGATTATGAAACAACTATTGCTCAATGGGCTGATGCTAGATTGGCAAAAGAGCAAGCAAAATCTGAGGCAGAAGCATTACGCCAAACTAAGATTTCCGCCTATAAAAAATTGGGATTAACTGAAGCAGAGATTGAGGCATTAGTGCCAGCACCACAACTTTTAGTAAGACCCACCGCTTAGCACAATCTTAGGTAATGATACATTTAAATTGTGGCCATAATTAGAGAACTCACTAGCCCAAATGGATGGCCGGCTAGTGAGGATCGGCAAGCCATAGGTATTCAATCTTTTGTTATACCTGGTACTAAAACTAAAATTGCCTGTTCAAAAGCCGTTGCGCTTTTGTTAATAAACTTTTGTAAAGAATTTCATGAATCAGTTGAGCCAATAGATAAAGGCCAACTAGATGATTGGGGATACGCTTTTAGGATGACTAGATCATCTGATCGGGTACTCAGCAATCACGCATCCGGTACTGCCATAGACTTAAATGCAATTAAGCATCCTTTGGGCAAGTCAAATACATTTAATAAAGATCAGCGTAATACAATTAACTTACTGATAACTAAATATGGTTTAAATTGGGGTGGTAATTACAAGAAGCGTAAAGACGATATGCATTTTGAAATAGCATTAAGCCAATATGAAGTTGAACAAAAAATCAAAGAGTTAGGATTAAAATGAAAATTACAACAAAACAAAAAGAAGTGATCAAGTCATATCTAAGAAGTATTGCGGCGGCAACAGTTACAACTTTGTTGGCTTTGGTTGCAGATGTTAAACCTGAATATGCAATTTTGGCCGGTGCTTTAGTCGCACCTTTAATTCGCTATCTTGATCCTGCGGATGATAAATTCGGGATTAACAGTTAATGAACGCAAACGAGCAGATGGCATTAGTTGTATCTCTTGTTACAATAATTGCATCATTTATTGCTTCTGTGCGTTGGCTAGTTAAGCATTATCTAAGTGAATTAAAGCCTGATGGCAACGGTGGCCATAACTTAGAAGGCCGTGTTGCACGCATAGAAGAAAAGTTAGACACGCTGTACCAAATTCTCATATCTAAGAAGTAAGTCAGCCGTATCCCCTACGCTATGGCCATGAAGATGTGCGTGGTTGTACCCAGTAGGGGTAGGCCTGAAAATGCCGAAAGGTTAGCCCAGGCGTTTAAGGATACCGGTGCAGAAGCCGACCTATACATTGTTATAGATAATGATGATCCTAAATGGAATGAGTACGCTAAAAGTGAAAACTATAAAAAACTACCGGCAGATAATAAAACAGGTGGTTGTGCTAAATCTCTTAATACCGGTGCGGTTCTTCTTTTGGATATTACTAAGTATCCTTTATATGATTATTTTGTTTTCATGGGTGATGATCACCTTCCTAGAACCCAGGGCTGGGATAAAGCCTTTATTCAAGCGTTAAAATACAACGCTGGTATTGCCTATGGTGATGATCTATTGCAAGGCGAAAACTTACCAACAGCCTATGCAACTACGCGTGAAGTAGTTGATGAACTTCGGGGTATGACATTCCCAGGATGCATACACTTATTTTTTGATAATTTTGTTAAACAATTGGGTATTGATTTAAAATGTTTAAAGTATTTACCTGATGTAATTATTGAGCATCTACACCCGGCGGCAGGTAAGGCAGAAGTAGATGAAGGGTATGAAAGAGTTAATCAACCTTTATGGTATGAACAAGATTTATTAACATTGCAAAAATATGTTAGATCACAGGAATATGCTGATCTAGTAGAAAAATTAAGATGAACATATTGATTACCGGATCACATGGCTTTGTGGGTAGAGCCTTCAGGCGTGCATTACCTAATGCCAATTTAACCTTAGTTGATCTTAAACAAGGTGTTGATTGCCGTAAATTTTTTGCATTAGAAAAGAAGCAATATGATCTTGTAATTCATTTGGCCGCAGTAGTCGGTGGCCGGATGCTTATAGAAAATGAACCGTTAGCCTTAGCGGTTGATCTAGCCATTGATGCTGAGTTTGCATCTTGGGCAATGAGAACTAAACAACCCTATCTTGTTTATTTTTCATCATCAGCCGCTTATCCTATTGAACTACAAACACTATCTAAGAAGAAGAAGTTAAAAGAAAAAGATATTAACTTTAATAAAATAGGCAAGCCGGATATGACTTATGGCTGGTCAAAACTTACCGGTGAAATGCTAATGAATTACTTGCGTGAAGAAGGCGCACAGGTATTAACTCTTAGACCATTTAGCGGCTACGGTACAGATCAGGATTTAGATTATCCATTTCCATCAATTATTGAACGGGCAATTATGAACGCTAACCCTTTTAACATTTGGGGTAAGGCAACTACTACCAGGGATTTTATACACATTGATGACATAGTAGAAGCGGTATTAACTATGGTTCAAAACAATTGCAATCAAACAATAAACCTTTGTACAGGCCGGGCAATTACATTTATGGAATTGGCTCAAATAGCCCTGAAAGTCTTGGGATATGAAAAGACACCTGCTAAGCGATTTAAGTTTTTAACCGATAAGCCGGCGGGTGTGGCCTACCGGGTAGGTGATCCCAGCATGATGAGCGATTACTACACCCCAAAAATTAGCCTTGAAGAAGGTGTTGAGCGTGCTGTTCGCGGCTTGGTATGATCTAAAATTGGCTTACCATGGCCACTAAAAAAACTAATAAACCTGTAAGGCGTAGAAGGCGTGCGCCGCGCAAGGCTGAGCAATTAAATAAACTTGAAACTCATTATGTAACTCTTAATGAGATGTACCGTGCGGCTTTGTCTGCCGGATTTACAACTGAAGTTGCTTATTGGTTAATTACTGAGCCGGGTGTATCAATACCTGATTGGATCACAGACAATAAACCAAATGAGATAGTTCCCCGCATTGATCCAACAGATGATGAGGATGAAGATTAAGCGCGATAAATCATTTAATGCCCGCTACCTTGTGGTGAGTGATCTACAAGTCCCATTTCATTTTTCTGAAGCGGTCATCAATCTAAAGAAATTAGTCAATGCCTTTAAGTTTGATTTGGTTTTAAATGTTGGTGATGAAATGGATTTTAACACTATTTCAAGATTCGCAGATGGTAAGGCTGAATCATTTATGCAAACCCTGAATGAAGATAGGGCTACATGCCAGGATATTTTATTTGATTTAAAAACAGATGTAGTGAGCCGATCTAATCATTCAGATAGATTGTACAAAGCCATACAGCGCATACCGGGCCTAATGGGATTACCTGAATTGCAATATGCAAACTTCATGGGCTTTGATGACCTTGGCATCCATTACGCAAAACAGCCCTATGAAATCCCAGGTACTAACTTTGTACTTTGTCATGGGGATGAAGGGGTCATATCCAATATTGCCGGTCAGACCGCGCTGAATCTTAGTAAAAGGTGGGGCAAAAGTGTAATTTCGGGACACACCCACAGATTGGGCTACACATGCCACTCAGAAGCCTTTAATGGCCGATTACAGAGGGTTTTAGTAGGAATTGAGTGTGGTCATACATGTGATCTAAAAAAGATGTCCTACACGCGAGGATACGCCAATTGGCAAGCCGGTGCGGTCATCATCCATATAAAGCGTGGCAATGTAAGCGCGGAGATGATCCCATTTAATGTTGATGGCTCATTTGTGGCTATGGGTAAGGCCTTTGGGTGATCTAAATCACAAAAATAATTGGAGAAAAACCTTGTAGGTAATGGCATTTGTCAGCCCCTTAGTGTTTAATTGCATTTACAAACGCAATTGACCGGAAGGGGTTAATTATGAAAGTACAAGTTACAAATGACATGTCTAAATTACCAGGCATTATTGCAATGTATCAAAATGCTAACAAAACTATAACTATCAAAGTTTTGGATGATGTTAGTTATGAAATTACAAGAGATGGCCACACCTTAAAAACTAATATGTCATGGAGATATTTAGTCGGTTCACAATTAGTTAAACACATTGAGAATGACATCAAAGATGGTTATTACAAAGGTGTTAAGAGGGTTGCCTAATGAAACTTACAAAGAATCAGTTTGAAGGTTTAACAGAAGCCCAAATGGAATGGGGTACTAATACTGAATGGTTACAACAAAAAGATCGGTTTGAAGATACGATTTGTTGGTCGCATCAGTTTATTTATTGGGTAGAAAATTATGCATCAGTTGTATTGGCTACCGAATTTCTAAAACAAAACCGATTTGATTACAGCATTTCTTATGACAATGCTATGGGTCAATATTGTTTTACAACTAATTATGCCGGGTCATGGGTGTATGCATGAACGCCGTAGCGTATGCAGAAAAGGGTTGGTGGGTTTTACCATTAAAGCCACAATCTAAAGAGCCATGTAAGTTTTTACGCCACGGTTATCTTGATGCTAGTAGTGATAAATTAACTGTTAAAAAATGGTTTAAAGATGATCCTGAATTAAATATTGGCCTGGCCATTGTGCAATCAAATCTTGTAGTTTTAGATTTTGATATACGCAATATTGCATCCAGGGTTCTATGGGAATCTTATCGCCGGATATGTGTAGCATCTAATACGCATACAGTTAAAACAGATAACGGCTATCACTTCTATTATCTTGCCGATAAAACAAAGCAATTCAAAGGCAAGGTAATACCAGGTATAGATATTAAACACAAAGGCTATGTTGTGTTACCACCATCTATACATCCAAATGGCACTGTTTATCAGGTGATAAATGATGTTGATCCGGTTGAGTTGCCGGATGAATTAGAAAAGGTAATGAGTTGGAATTAGTCAAATATGACAAAGAATCAGGTGCTTATGTTGATGAAAAGCGTAAGCATTTTGTAAAGGCTTCTTTAATCCGCAAACACGCCAAAAAAGCAATAGGCGCAAGGCAGGTTAGAGGAAGGCTATCAGCCAAAATGGTTGAAGCCTATTGGTTAGACAAGTTCAAGGAAGCGGTGAAATATGAACTATGAGATATATGGGTGGTTGGTAACAATTACTTTGTTTACGCTGGTAGCACTATTGTTAGGTGTTACATGGATTGTGGCTGTTGAGAACGGCTATGACAAAGGGTTTAAGAGTGGCTACAAACGCGGTACTGCCGATACAAAACAAACCAATGTAAAGGTAGAGAAATTTACTGTTAGAACTCACCCATCAATGCGCCAAAAAATGCTTGAAGCAGATAATGAATATTTAATGGAAAAGGTTGTAAATCTGTGGGATAGGGAAAACAGATAATGAACATGAATGATTATGTTGATGTGGCTGAGCGCATAGCCCAACTAAAGGAAACATATCCTGAAGCATCACTGCAACCTTACAACCCTAATAAGCCTTATGACATTGTGCAGGTTGAAGGTAAAACCTATGTGGTTTACACCGCCGCTTGTTACCGTGATCCCCATGATGTAAGGCCTGGGGTTGCAGTTGCCTGGGAACAAATACCAGGTAAAGGCATGACAGCCGGTAGTGAACTCATGATATGTGAAACAAGTGCATGGGGTAGAGCGATAGTTGCGGCTATGAAATCTGCTACAAAGCGCGTTGCATCTAAGCAAGAAGTAATTGCGGCTAAAGCCCGGCAATCTTGGGCAGTAACCCCTACTGATTCTTTAAATTCAGATTTATTATCTAGGCCATCTGAACCGATAGCCCCTACAAAGGCAATTTACGGTCAGCCTGGTAGTAAGTCAGCATTGATGGAAAGAATTATGCGCCATCAATTTGTAGAAGAAAAAAAGTATGATGAAAATCCAGTACCTATGAGTATTGAACAGGTAGTTGATGCATTGGCTACTGATGCACCGGCGGTACAAAGTTGCCAACATGGTGAAATGCAACTTAAAACAGGCATATCAAAAGGGCGGGGAACACCGTTTTATGGATATGTGTGTGCAAAAGGTTGTGATGCCAAATGGGCAACCATGAGTAAGGAAACCGGTAAATGGTATTACCCAGGCGGTAATCATGGGTGATATGGAGATGATAGATAAGCATGGAATTAAAGCAACATTTACAGATAACGGCGTTGAGTTAGATATTGTGCCATTGAGCCAATGCTGTGAATGGTGTAATGATCCCAGGATGCTAAACATAAATGGCGTACGCAAGTGCGCCGGTTGTGGATGCGTTAATCACATTGAGTATAAAAATCATGGCTAAATTTGATTATCACAAGGCTATGCGTGAGGGGCATGGCTACAACCTGTACATAGCCGATCTATTGCAACATTTTGGTGTGCCAAAGGTAGATGTGCCTGAGTTTTCAATTGCTACAACCCATAATCAGATTAGGGATAAAACCTTGAATGAGAAGGATGTAATAGTTGATGGCTTGGTTTTAGAGGTCAAAAGTAGTAGCCGATCCTTCACTAATGCTGATGATTTTCCATTTAATCCAGTGATGATTGATACGGTAAGTGGCTTTGATAGCAAGATAATCAAGCCTTTTGCCTATGTAATGATTAGCCAAATTACCCAGGGAATCTTTGTTATACCTACCGCTACAAAGTATGATTGGACAATCAGAACATACTTTGATGCAGACAGGGAAATTGAGGAACGCTTCTATATGACAAAGAAGCGACACTGCCGACCATTTATAGAAATGGTTGATCTACTGTTAGAAAGAGCCAATGAGCGAACCAATCAGATGTAAATGTGGTAACTGGATTATGCCCGATCAATCTTGTTATGTTTGTTATCTAATTACTAGAACACAAAAGAAACTTAATTAGTGATGTAGATCACATCTCACATAGTGAGATAGATTAAGGAGTTACGCTAATATGATTTTTAATAGTGTGCTAGGCTCACGCCTTAGCATTTGGCTTAAAGGCCAAAAATGCGAACCCCGCAGGGGTAGGTTCGCAAGGTGCTGGCTATTTGGGATAACTCTATGTGTTTTTAACACATTATCTGTTGATACAGGATTATCTGATTCAAATTACAAACCTACGCATTACAAGCAATATATTTTAATGACATTAAATAATATGGATCAGACCCATTGCCTAATTGATCTTTATCAAAAGGAATCAAATTTTAACCCAAAGGCGCGGAATGGTAGTCATTATGGAATACCCCAGGGTAGGTCTAAATATCTTGCTACTGTTAATGGAATTAAACAGATTGAATGGGGTAAAAAATATATTGGCAACCGTTATGGTTGGGTTGATAAGGCCAATAATGTACCCAATGCATGTGCCGCTTGGGATCATTATTTACAGAAAAACTGGCATTAGTGCCATATTGCCAACATATCTATAAAACCTTGCATACAGCATTGTGTCATTACTGTGGATTACCTACCAATGAAGTAGATTGGGATTATCAGAACAAGTTAAAAGAGCAGTGGCATATTGATAACCCAAATGCTCAATATGAAGGGTGGATGTCTATATGAAAGATACAGAGAAAATTACAATAGGTGTTACATCACCTGGACATGTAGTTACAGACTTTATGACAAGCATTTTAGATGTAGCAAGATCACAAAAACAGTTGGGTCAATTCATTTCATTACAAGGCTCAGGTGTTATTAGTAGGTTGCGTAATCAGATAGTGGCAACCTTTTTAGAAAAAACCACAGATGATTGGCTATTGCAGATAGATACAGATCAAAGGTTTACTGTTGATCATTTCAAGAAGTTAGTTAGTGCGGCTGATAAAGATAAACGCCCTATTGTGTCAGGTGTCGTACATGGTGGTTGGGAAGTCGGTGAGTTATACCTAGAGCCTGTACCTTGTATCTTTAGGATGGGTACTGATAATGGTTTGTATGCTATTCATGACTATAAAGAAGATTCAATTATTGAGATAGATGCATGTGGTACAGGTGCTATCTTGATTCATAGATCAGTGTTTGAAAGATTTGTTAAAGAAGCAGACCAGGTACATCAGGGTGATAAGTGGGGCTTCTATCAGGATATGCCATTGCATAAAGAATGGGTTGGTGAAGACTTATTGTTTTGCATTAGGGCTAAGAGTTTTGGGTATAAACTATATGCACATACAGGTGTACAGATGGAACACCAACGCAAGATGTGGATAGGTGTTAAACAGCACAAAGATTTTGAACGCTTTAGGCGTAAGAGATTACAGAGTGAGGATCAGATCAATGGCGATAGTAAGTAGTCAGGTAACAGTAACTACAACAAGTCAATCAATAATTAGTGTGGACAATGTAAGCCGTGATGTATTGTTACATGCTAAGCATGATCTAGTAATTGGCAACAGCGCGGTAACATCAAGCAATGGTTATCTCTTAGACAATGGCGATCAAGTAAGGCTAACACTGATGGATGGTGAAGATTTATGGGCTGTATGCGCCGTAGGGTCAGGAACATTGCACATCTTGGTCAGTAAAGTAGATTGAAAAATGAGCCTGTTTTTTCCTATTTCAAGCCTGGCTATAATAC